TAGGTATAGGCAGTTCAACGCGGCGAACACCTGCTGGGTTATTTGTGCGGATGATTGAATCTCCGCCAAACTCAATTTCTTGAACATCTTGCGGAACAACAATTGGTGATTGAACAGATTTCTCTGCTGCTTCCATCGCAAGTAATGCGAACCTATTACGAAGCAGTTGGATACCTAGAACATCATCAAACTGTCCACGCATTTCACCATCAACAGTTGGACGTCTAGCAACAACAACCATCATCTTTCCAAGCGGATTAACCGCTTGAGATAGAACTAGGTTATTACGGCTAGGTATATAAATTAATGATTGGTCTTTATCGTAATAACGAACAAAGTCAACCGTTGCATTTAAGTCCTGGCGATAGCCTTCTCTACCCAGAAGTTGCATTTCATACTCTGGGAATTGAGATACCAATTCTGCAATTGATAGTGAGTATCTTTTAGCAAAGGCAATGCAGCGTCCGTAGCGGTCAAACTCTGGGTAAGCCCCTATTGGACTTTCTACTCTAATACGCGGCAGCCCCGCCTCTTCGTCTAATTCAATTATGAATGGGACGAAACCGAATGTGATGTAGTGGTCTGCACCTGTGTACATCTGTACTTGTAAATCTGAATGTGCAAAATAATTAGCGGCAATGCGAGTACGCTTATCAGCAAAAGAACGAGCACGGTCGCTGACATGATTAGCGGCCGAGCAGTTAACTGCAGGAAGTGGTGCCATAACCTCTGACAGGTCTCTGGCAACGATATCAATAAAATTTGCAACGACATTTGCGTCTACACCTTCTGGAAAAAACTCTGGATAGACAGATGCAATCTTGCCTTTACGGACAGCAAGAACATCTTGTGCTCTAGCATCTTGGTCAGCAGCACGGTGTTTAAGAGAGTCAACTCTCGCTGCAATTTGTTCAATACTTAGCAATTAACTACCTACCCTTATTTGTATTGTTCAGGAAATGTTTCTCTTCTTAGTTTTGCAATAAACTCAGCAGAGGCTCTTCCGCCTCTTGCTTCTAGTTCTCGTTCTCTTTTTTGTTCAGCACCACGGATTTGATAAGTCTTTTGTTTAGGACTCATTGGTTTTTTCTTTGTAGCCTTTTTAACAGCCTTAACAACTTTTTTAATTTTTTTAGGGTCAACCATTACCAACCGCTTTCTCTAAGATAATTTACATATTTTCTTTTTTGGTCTGGTGACATATTTTTCATTTTATTTCTAATCATTTTATCTCTTGCTTTAAGACCTTCTGCAGCACGTCTATCTGATTCTCTACGTTGTGCAAATTCCAATGCTTGTTTTTTAGCAATTTCATTTCTTTCTTGAAAAGAAAGTTCTTTAGCACGTTCTACAACTTGTTCGTCTAGTCTTTCACGAGGAGACTTTACATCCATACCATACTTAGTTTTACCAGCAGACTCTTCACGCTGTGCTCTTTTAACTTGCACTCTTGCTTCAAAACGTTTTCTATCAGCAGGGTCCATCTTCTTTAGCATGCCCTCTAACTTTTGTATTCTTTCTTGCTTTGCTAAACGCTTTGCTGCTACCTCTTCAACCTCTGAACGCTTAGCAATTGAAGAACCACGAGTTAATTGAACTGGATTACGCTTTGATGTACCACGTTTAGCGGGAGGAGGATTTGATAGCCTTCTACGCATTTCTTCTTTTGCAACTACTCTACCAAAGATAACATCTTTTGGTTTAACAGAACGACCACGCTCTGTTTTCTCAATTGGAAATCTTTTTTGAGTCATTGCTTTTTCAAATTCAGAAAGACCAGTTCTCTTAGAAATTTTTCTTCCAGGTCTTTTACCAGCATTTTTCATTTGTTCTTTAGCAACCTTGCGGGCTTGACCTGCAGGTATCTTTGCTACTTTTTTCTTAGCAATATCAGCGGCACGCTTCTTAGCAATGATGCTAGCAATTTTAGCAACAGGCATATTATCTACCCATATTTCTATAAACTTTACTTACAAACTTTGCACCTTTTTTAGCAATACCACCTACTGCACGAGCAGCCTTACCATAAGGAACTGCATACATAGCAGCATCAACAGCAGTCTTAGGAATAAATACATCGGAAAGTATTGGGGCAACTGGTGAGGTTTTTGATTTCTTAAAAGCACCAGGAGCCATCTTTCTAGACTTAGCCATTATTTACCTCGCATTGGATTAGAATTAACTTTAATAGGTTTTGATTTAACTGATGAAGATTTATTACCTAATACTTTGTTTATATCTTGAATAATTAATTTATTTTGAGTTGGATTTCTTTCGCCTTTAGCACGAGTTTTGTTTGGATTAGAATTAACTTTAATAGTTTTCTTTTTAACAATTTTGCGTGCTACAGTTTTTGCTACTTTTGATACAGCCATATTGCACCCTTATCCGTATATGTCTTGCCATTGCTCTGCAAAGGCTTCGTCTAAATTAACTGAGAATCTTCTATCCTTCTGCGCTCTGGTTGCCCAGCGGTTATTGGCATACCTGCTTATGTTGCCAGTCTGTTGCATAAATTCCCTTGCTCTGAGCACAGTGAACCACAACGCCATAACACAGTCAGTCTTACCACGGGTATTAGGCTTCCAAGTTATTAATTGTTGGACTAGTGCCTTCAGACCCTCTGAGTGTTCCGTAGAAGGAAACTCAATAACGTTATTCTTTTGGAACTTCTCATCTCTAAGAGTTCCCATTAGCATAGACATACCTGCTACACCAAAGTTAGAATCCCATTTGTTCTTACCAGTAAAGTGAGACTCTAATCTACACCCATACGCAGCAAGCCAATTTCTTAAATCATCATCTAATGAGTAAGCCTTTTGGTGAGCGTTAATCTCAACTCGTAATTCTTGTGGTCTGTATTTATCAACCAATTGCTCAATGGCTTCTTGAATCTTTTGTGGTGTTGGGTCTGACATATTTACGCAGTCAAGAACATATATTCTGCTATCGCGTCTGTTATAGGTAGTTACCACAAACGCGGCATTCCCGCCCATTGCGGGGTCAAACCCTATTATTGTATACCCCTCAATGTGCTGGGGATGTCCCACGGCACCCGCTTTCAGCGGGCCGCGTTTGCGTTGTCCATTAATACAACCTTGGACAATCGCTGGAGGAAATATATTATCTTCAGAAACATCTTCTTGTTGGTACACCAACGCCCATGTTGATGGTGTTACCTCACTACGTCTTTTGGCTAATGCCTTGCCGTCCCATTTCGGGAAGTATCCTTCTTCGTCAGGAACATCAGAATCCCCATCCCAGGGAGCATCCGACTTAGGCCAGAGCGTTTTCCAGTCTTTCGTGCTTTCCGCATATTCCAATACAGCAGGCATACCCATATAAGTAAAAGGGCTTTTACCACCAGACCAGTGTTTGGCTTCCCTGAGTTCTTTGTAAAAATCTTGCGGAGCAATTCGTGTCCCTACGATTAGTAACTTACCATTTTTACCCAAGCGGGTAATAACTTCTTTTTGTAGCCAGTTGATTTGTTTTTCAAATTCGTGTGCGTTGGCTGTAGTAATGCAGTCATCAAGAATGATGAGGTCAGCACGGGCACCATAAATCTGTCCACCCATACCAAGTGCTTGGATGGTTGGGTCTTTCTCAGATGAATTTCGGGCATCGCCCCCAAGGTAAACGGTATCAACTCGCCAAGTATCTGAGTCTTCCTTCCAACCCCCCTCTGGTCCAAAAGTTGTTTGCAACTTTAACCATCTTGGGTGGGAGAGTCTCTGCTTGATTGCGTACACGAACTCGCGTGCTTTGATAAGCGTTTTTGAAACCACTATGATGCGGACATTTGGATTGAGGGCAATGCGATATGTGGAGTAGTTTACGGTTATGACTGTGCTCTTAGCGTGCTCAGGTGGCACGTTAATTAGCAGACGTGTTGGGTCAGCCTTTTCGTAAACCATACTAGGGTGGAGCCAAGAAGGCTCTCTATCCTCTAGTAGGTCAATCCAATCCATATGGTGAGGGAATACCCTCTGGTTTAAAAATATCTCGGAGAACTTGGGAAAATCTATTTCTTCTTTTGGGATACCCAGAGAGGCAAGGGAAGCATCCTTTGCGGTCTCTTTAGCCTCGGCTAGGTCAGAGGCAAACTTTTTATCTCGTAGGCACCAGATTCGGACGGTGTCGGGTTTCTTCCCGCACATCTCCATAGCCTTATGGACAGAGTGGCCTTCGGCCACCAAGGCTAGAACCTTGGCCTTTGCTGCTGCCATAGCCAGCGTTTTTGGGTTAGTAGTACCCTTGTTAAAAGTCATTAGTCCTGTCCCGTTTTCATTCTGTTACAGTCTGTTAGTAACAGGTAGTAGATACAGTCTGTAACGCAAGTTCCTGAAGAACTTGCTACTGTAAAAAATAAACAGTCTCTATATAGTATTAATCCGTCCAACAGGCCAAAACGGACGTTTTTGGCCCAACTATTTTTTAAAGCCTGCCCAAAAGTAGTACAAAATAGGACATAATAGGACAGTGGTAGGGGATATACTTTGTACGGGAAAATCTTTTTGGTAGATACATATACTGATTCTACTCTCCATTAAACATCCTGGGGTCAATATGAGTTGACCCTAGTCTGAAACTACTACCTATTATACTGATTAGTAGCGTGCTGATAGGAGAGCAGTCTTCGGCGCAGTAATCACCTATCTGGCGCCTCAGTAAGGTTTAGTTTAGTGTCAGCCATTCATTCCTTGTCAAGCGGAAAGACTGCTTGACAATTCCCTTCTGGCAGATGTGTCTGGCTTTTGTAATCAGAAAGTATCTGGTTACCGCATGGGATTTTCCCCTGCGCTTAGTGCTAGGGGAAAAGTCCCCTAGTGTAAAGGAGATAGCACCATGAATAAGTTCTCATTTGAGAATGCCCGTGTTAACAAAGTCTGGGATAACAAGAACCGTTTCAATCTTGGTATCCTTGACAGCAGAGCAGTTGCTCAACCAGACGGTTCCTACCAATCCGTCTTCGTTGCTTCACGCATCCTCACCACCAATAACCCTGACCACCTTGAGTTCATCCGCAAAAATCTTGTGGACACAACTGACGCAGTGGTCAATATCAGTGGCTATATGGAAACCAAGGCTGGCAAAAAGCCTGGCACTTGGTATGACAACCTAGTAATCACCGATATCGTTCTGGCTAAATAAGCCAGCCGATGACATCATTTGCTTTGTCATCTTCCACGCAATCTTTCTCTTGCTCCCATGAGAATCCAGCCACTCAGTTGGATTCTCGTGAGGAGTATTGCGTTGAATGTAATCTACAGCAAGAAGGTTCTAGTTGCGAATCAGCACTAAACCTTCACGAGATTAATAGGAGTGAGCAGGAGTCAGAACCTGCTCTATCTATAGATACACCTGACGAGAAAGGATATGGCCATCAATGGACTAACCGTGATGGCGAATACCTAGAAGGTGTATACGACATAACCAATCGTCTTCCCAGTTGGTTATTCCTTGGCAAACATGTCTTCCCTATGTTTGAACCAGATGAGATGACTGCTTATCTGGCTCTTCCATCATGGGCTACGATTTGTAGCACATGCCATTATCAAATTAATAGATATATGGGATGTCTAAATTGTGAAGTATGTATTACAACATACTCATGGTCTGGCATACCATTTAACTATAAATTGGTATAACAACAGGCAAGGTGGGGTTAATGCCTCACCTTGCCACCAAAAATTTTTTTATTTAACGGGACCGCAAAGTAGGTTCATTGGATAACTACAAGTCGAACAGGAGATAGCATGGCAAACAATGATAGAAAGAATGGCAAAGCCTGGAAAAAAAAGCCAAAGGTTCAAAAAAAAACAGGCAGAACTATTGATGGATATAGTCCTGCTAAGTTGGCTATCCGTGCCAAAAAAAGAGGCATGTAATGTATCTAGACACAGGAACAATAATAGGTATTATGATAGCCCTAGCCGCCAGCATGTTGACAATAGGCTATAGTATCTATATCATTAAAACACAGAACGAAATCATTCAGCGCATGAGTGATATATCTGCAACCAGACGCAAAATGGAAAGGTAAATAGCAATGAAAACACAAACCACAAATGAATACTTAAAAGAATTAGCACAGTTTTTAACTAGTGATGCATGGAGTGAAGAAAGAATAATAGAACTACTAAGCAATGTATATCTCATGGGATATGCTGAAGGAGTAGATAACAAATGAGAAGCAGAGAAGAACTACTAAAAATTAAAGAAGCATTTGCCCTTGCTATGCTTGACCTACTAGATGTATATGATGAACTACTAGCCACAGGCAGGGTATGGGTAGCAGATGAACCAACAGTTAATGACATTCAAAAGAATAAGGATGAGTCCAATGCTTGACGAAGACAGTATGTATCGTTGTGACTTACCAGTATATGTTACATTGACTGATGCTAGGATTGAACCAGCAAAAATAATTAAAGATAAAATGCCTATATATAAAACAAAACTTTATATAGAATTTTGGGGAGCAATATTTCCTAGCAAACTTATGCAATGGACTGAGCGTAAAGAAATTACATATACAATTACGCCTGCAATAGCCAACAAAGAGTTAGTTAATTATATAATTCCTAAAGGAGAGTTGTGTAATTGTTCATTACATACAAAGGAGGAATCCAATGCTTGATGAAGATACCCCAGTATGGGAGCATACCGTGTGGATTATGGCCAAAGTTAGGTGCCGAACTACACATATAAATATAGATACAGCAGGTGATGAAGCCCTTGATGACCCATCAGAATGGTATGTGTTAGAGTTTGATAAGGGTATCAAGCATAGCCAAGAGATTGTAAGGGTGAAATGATTGAACAACTCATTGCAGG